TCAGAAATAAAGGCAATTTTGTGGATGACTTTATTTACAGATACCAACCGATGTTTCATTTTTTTGGCAACAGAGTATCAATTTTAAATTCTGAAGAATTGGCAACTATTTATCACTTTCCCAATAATCAAGTAACAACTCCTCATATTTATTGGTTGTATGCAAAGCGTGCGCCTGCACCAGCTCAAATTCCCACCGAGGGTTTGTATTTGGGCATGAGTACGTATCGTGGTGTCAAAAGACCGGTGTACATATCAGAAGCTGACAGAATGCGACACATGTATATTATTGGAAAAACAGGCACTGGAAAATCTGAACTTTTGAAAGATCTGATTATGCAAGATATCAGGGCGGGACGTGGGATTTGTTTCATGGACCCTCATGGTGATGCGGTTAATGATTTGCTTGAAATGATTCCTCCCGAGCGCGCGGAAGACGTAATTTATTTTCAGCCATCTGACACCCACCGAGCTTGCTCGAGCCACCAGTCGAGCTCTCCTATAGTCATCACCCAGAGCTCTGACGGGGGGAAGTGAAAGACGGCTGCGAGCGTCGCTAGGCCTCGCCCCCAGTCGACAGGCCACCGGGCAAAAAACCCTGGACTACCTCACCCACGGCAAGGAAGTCCTCAATCCCCAGCCGATCCAGCACCTGTGATGTCTGGCCGGTCAGCCTGCCCGCCAGCAAAAGAACCTGGCTGACCTCGTCCTTTGGCAGGTCACGCAGGTCCTTTGCCATCGGCTCGCGAAACGCCAGCTCATCGATCACCTGAGACCCGAGACTGATCGGCTTGATCAGCCTCAGAGTCTTGCGCTCGAGCTCGTCACGCTTGGCCTGCAGTGACGTCACGCCGGGACCTCCTCAGCCTCGCTCGACTCCCACCTGACAGCGATGTTGCCCTCCTCGGTGTTTCCGCCGCCATCGGCGGCAAACCATGCGTCGTAGAGAGACACCGTTTTTCCGTTCGCCAGCGTCAGGGTCACTGTCAGGCCAGTACCAGTCACAAGGTCGTCGAGATCGAGAGTACCGCGATCCGTGATCTCGCCAGCGATGAAAGCGGCCTGCGGCGTCTCCTTGTACCCGTGGACGCGATCCGCGCCAACGATCGCCTCACGCATCGAGCGCCCGAGGTTGTACTCGAAATTGCCCTTGGCATCGAGCACCTCGCCGTTTTTTTGCAGCTGTATGATTCCGCCTCTACGTGACATTGGTAGTCTCCTACAGCCTGTAGCTGATTTTTGTAGCCGTGACGATCAGCTGATTGATCAGGTCTGGCGGCAGAAGGACGTCGAGTCTGTTTGGGTCTGTCCCGTTGCGCTCGACAACGAGATTGGCCTTGAAAAGATCGAAGTTTTCGACGAGCCCCAGTGATTCCATCTGGCGGAACCATCCATAGGCCTCGGCCTTGCCGATGGCTGGCGTGATGACCTCCTGGCCGCTCCCCACGCGGGTGCCATCGTCTGCCAGCTTGTGTCGCGGGTACTTGGATTGGATCCTGACGCGCCAGGAATAGCGCAGGTAGAGCAGCGTCAGAACCGTCGTCGCGTCCAGATAAGCAGTGTCAGCGACCGCGCTCGCGTTTGTCTGGTAGGTCGTAATCAGGCGCTCGATCTGTAGCTGGCGAGCTGACCCGACCTTAGTGGTCGCGATCCCGTCGAAGAGTAGGTTGTTGCGCTCCTCGAGAGTGAAGTCGTCGGCCTCAGCCGGAGCCAGGGCCCCTGGAAGGGGGAGCGTTTGGAGCGGCTTCGCTGGATCGTTTTGGGCGCTAAGAGCCACCTGACCGGCCACCTCGGCCGCGATCTCAGACGGGGGCCTCGGGGTGACATTGCCTGGCGATGCAACGATCGAGCTGTGCGGTGAGTTGCGTCCATTGCCGAGAGTTGTGAGATTGGCCAGTGACCGGTCCGCCCCAGTGATCATGAGGCCGTCGATCATGCGGAGCGACCCGAACCGCGACGCCATCTCTGTCTCGAGAGCGGTCAGGCTCGTCGCGTCGAGGTAGGGGTGGGTCAGGATCTGAAACCACTGATCGCCCATCGCGGCGATGAGTGTGGTCAGCGTCGGATTCGTTGCCCCCGAAGCGAGCGCCACGATCGGCAGAGAGATACCCGCAGGCAGCTCCTCGCCGTCGTTGTAAGAGTGGCGCATATCGTATTCGTTGCCGATCTCGCCCTTGTGCCTATGGGTGACCGTTACCGTTCCAGCTGCCTCTCCAGATGTGACAGGCAGATCGAGGTTGGCGTTGATCGCGACGTCGATCGCCGCTGCGACCGTCGCTGCGGAATCACCAGACGCCACCGCGACAGTGATCCTCTCGCCGCCGAGGTAGAGAGCGATCGTGCCCGCAGCGGTGGCCGTACCTGACGGGATGATCGTCCCGCTTGCTGCAGTGCCGCCGCCATCGTCGGCGAGCACGCCGAGATAGACCTCGCTGAAGGTGTTGTTTTTGCGCCACGCCTTGTATTGCCGATGCAGCATCGAGCCGCGTCCTGCCTGCGTGATTACCTCGGCCTCACTGCTGACCTTGACGAGGGTGTCAGCGGTAGCTGCGCCGGCTGCGAGCTTCTGGCCGATTATCAGGCCACGGTAGGCGAGCAGAGCGGGCCCCTGATTGGCCTGCGACGCATCGATCTCCGCGGCCACAAATGGGACGCGCAGCGCTGATGGAATGGAGCTGAAGCTGATCGACATCGTCTAACCTTTCTTGGGTCGTCCTCGGCGCTTGGGCGGCTTCTCGGGCTTCGGCTCGGGCTTCGGCTCGGGCTTCGGCTCGGGCTTCGGCTCGGGCTCGGGCTCGGGCTCTACCTCCACGAGGACGGCTGCGGCCTCATATGCCTCTGCAGCTGCATCCCTCGACTCGCCAGTCTGTCGCCGATACTCGTCTTCGCCGACGGCGATGCAATTGCCAGCCTCGATCTGATAGCGCCAGAATTGCGTCGCAGGGACGCACAGAGCTGGCCTCTCTGCGCTCATCCACAGGCCATTGCAGTCGCGGATAGTCCCCCACGATGCGCCCTGATCGGTCAGGATCACGTAGACGCGGGTCACTTGCGCCCCCTCTTGCGTCCTGGCTTGTCGCCAGTCTGATCGTCATCGGTCGGAGTGTCTGGCTGACCATCATGGTCGCCCGCCGGAGCAGCCTTGATCTCGTCGTCGAGCATCACGACATCTCCGCAGCCCAGCCGCCGACGCCAATAGGACGAGTCCTCGACCTCGGCCCCCACAGCTGGGAGGATTACCCTCGAGACGGGATCTCGCACCATGAGACCCGTAGCTGGCCGGATTCTAAGCCGCTTCACCATCGCCCCCACTAGCGATCACAAACGAGCCGACGTGTCCACCTCACGCGTCAGGGTCCGCGTTGAAGACGTCGACAGCCTCATCGCCCGGATCCACCTCATTGGCGAGATTGTAGGTCGTCTCAGATGTGTCAAAATCGTCGGCTGGGGTCACGCCGAGCTGCGTCTCGTATTCGCACAGATAGGTCAGGGCCACTAGCCCGAGAAGCTGCTGACCCTCCTCGCGCACCTCGGCAGTTGTGTCGTCCAGCCTTGCACCGAGGTCGCCGATCACCCCCCCGAGGTACGGATCAGCATCGATCGCAGTCTCGATCTCGAGGGCCAGATCGTCGAGAGCATTCTCGATCTCGACTCCAGCAGCCTGCTGGACCCAGCCCTCGACGACGATCGACACGGTGCGCTCGAGGTACCGCGGCGATGAGTTGTGACTGTCAGCCTCGACAGTCTCAGTCTCGAAGTATACGAGGACGGCAGGCAGCTGATCCCTCCTGTATCGCAGCACCCTGGTCGATTCCACCGATGCCCCTGCAGCTGTAGCTCCGGTGAGGGCAGTGACAAAAGCATCTCTGACGAGCTGTCGCGGGTGGGCCATTCGATCACTGTACGCTAGCTAGGTGGAGCATCAGTAGGATTGAATTGCCGATCGAGTCCTTCTGCCGAGCTCGCACGATATAGTCGACAGAGTCGACCGTGATCGTCGGGTCGTCAGTCTCGGGGTCAGAAGTGAGCTCGTCGAGGTCGAGCCACACAGCAGGCCCGACCATCTCGACACGATTGTAATCGCCCGGATCAACCAGGACGTGCTCTCGGTCGAAAACGCCCGTGACGATCACAGGGTCACCCACCGTGGGAGTGTAGGTCACAGAAACGCCGCCCAGAATTCTCCGGGCGGCGTCGTCCGTTTTCTCTATGAGGTCGTCAAACCCCATTTTGGGTCACAGCTTGAAGGCGTGTAGAATGAACTTCGCGCCAGACGTCACGGTCACAACCGCGTTTGTCGAGGTGTGCGTGCCCTTGGCCACGTCCACCGCGAGGGTGTCAGCAAACTCTGTGAGCTCGACGATCACAACATCGGGTACGACGCCCAGTCCGTGCGCGACGTTCTGCGATGACCCTGTCCCCGCAGTCTCCGCCGAAGCGAAGTACTTGTTCCCGCCGTCCTCGAGCCTGATCGTGCCGTTTGCGTCGCCGTCAGCCGCCGCCGCAGCGGCCACGCCGATGCGTTTGTTCGACTGAGCGGTGAGAGTCGCGCGATCGTTGCCCTCGTCCCAGTAGACAGTATCGCCCTCTGACCATGCGCTGCCGCCGCCAGTCTCGCGAGGCTGGCTCACCACGCCAGACGCCAGTCCCTGAAAAGTCAGGGTCGCGGCGACTGTGTCGAGCGGCACGACAAAGCGCCCGCCGACTACGACGCCGACGTCCTTTGTCACGCCCCCCGTGGGAGACGTCAGTGACAGGATTTTTCCTTCTGATACGTGGGTCAGCATCTCATGCTCCAGCGTCTGTGACAGCGCCGCGGAAATCCACCGCGTCCACGCCGTAGTCAAGGCGGACCTTATAGGTCACGCCGTCGATTGTCCAAGTGTCCTGCTGCTCAAGGAATGGCGATTCCTGGCCATCAAGAAACGCGACCTCGATCGTCTCTGCGACGTTCGGGTCCGCGAATAGGTACCGGCGGGTGCCTGACATCCGGCTCGTGCCGACCACGTCGTCGAAAAGTCCGCGCACCTTGTTGGGGGTGCGTGTGACGGATCCGCTGTCAACATCAAACTCGGACCCGTTGATGACGATGGCGTCGCCGAGCAGCCCTCGCGGTACCAGCAGCACAGAGGGGGCCAGATCGAGGATCTCGTTCCCTGACGGGTCAGTCTGGCCCGCCATGAGGACGGCATTACCGTCGATGTTCGCGACGCTCAGGGCACCGCCTGCGCCGATGTTGCTGTGGTTCGCGTGGAACAGCGTGTCTCCGTCAGCCATCGCCGGTCCGAGACCCGAGTTAAGCGCGAGAAGGGCGTAGACATCGACCTCGATGGACCGACGAGCAGCTCGCCCCAGTCCCGTCGCGATCGAGACGAATCCGTTGAGGTCGTCGTTGATGATCGCCTGACGGGTGATCGCGACGAGGTTGCCCTGGGTCGTCGCAGTGATCGTCTCCTTCGCCCCGTCTGGGACGTCGAGATAGGTGTACTCGGCGCCCTCGGGCACAGTGCTGAGACGCGCAAACGATCCTGGCCGGATCCGTGTGTTCGCCCTGAAATCGCTCACTGAGCCGCGCTTGCAGAAACGCGACCAAGTGTCCGGCGTCGTAGCGTACGCTGCGAGCAGCGTTTTGTTGATCACCGCCTCGAGCAGGACGGGGAAGTCGCCGGTCGTATTGTACGAAGCAGCGCGCGAGGTGAACGCGCGCCCAGCGAGCTCGAGCTTGCTGAGGCCGCGGCAACTAACACCCTGGCGACGCAGGCTCTCGCGTGCGAGGTCGAGCAGTGTCATCCCGCGGAATTCGCCTGGATCGACCTTGTACTCTTGCTGGCGCTCCTCGCGATACGCGCGCTCGACATCGCGAGCAAGTCCCGCTCGTGAGATCAGCCAGTCGCTGGCGCCGCGGACCCACTTGTCTCGAGCGTCGTCTCCTGGGACAACGTCGGGCGAGGCGCCTGGGGCTGGGGTCGCCACATCGCGCTCTGCAAGGTGGTCGATAACCGCGGCGCGGAATTCATCGACGCTGGTGCCGCCATCGACGTGCTCTGCGGCGAAGTCCTCGACTCCCAGCCGCTTCGCCATGTCGCGAATAGCAGAGGCGCGCTTGCGCTCCTCTGCGGCGCCCTCGCGGCGAGCGTCATCCTGCGATTGCGGCTGATCGATCGGGGTCTGATCCTGGTCTGACTGTTTTTCGAGTGCCATTGTCCTGTCTCCGTAATAGGAAAATTCACAAGGCCGCTCGGCCTCGATCGAATGCTCTCTCACCTGTGCGCTGGGGTCAGCCGGAACAGCGACCATGCTGATCTCGTGCGGCTCCCAGTCAGTAGCGCGGAATGTCGGGATCTCCTGGTCGCTGTCGATCTCCTCGAATCGATGGACGAAATATCCAACGCTGACATTTCGCAGGATACCCTTGCGGACCTTTTGAAATACCTTGTCAGACTCCTCGTCGTCTCCGAATCGGAGCGTAGCCCTACCCTCGCCCGAGGATACGACTGGATTCTCGACGACCCCCAGTACACTGCCGAGGTCGCGGCTGTTGTGAGAGTCAAGCACCGGGGCGCCGGACTCGAGCCTGCCGAGCCGGACGTTATCGGGATCCAGCCCTAGGATCTCGAAGAACCTTTCGAAAAATCCTCGTAGCACAGGGTGCTCTGTGGCGAACACGACCTCAACCGTCCTCGCCTCAGCGTCCACTGTGGCGGGAACCACAGCGGCTCGCTGCGTCAGCATCGGCAGCGATTTAGTGAGATCTCGTCGTCCCTGCGCCATCGCGGGTAGTGAGAATCACGGCGAAACTGGAGTGTCAAGTCAGCTTGCGTCTGCCGGACCGTCGTCACCCTGGCCGCTGACCTGCGCCTGACCTGACGACGTCACCCGCCGCGGGTCTGAATCGAGCACGATCCCGAGCTTGTCGAGCACTGCGAGGCCTTCGGCGTATTCGGCGAAATGCTCATCAGGGTCCCGCCCCGTCTCCCTGATCGCCTGGGGATGGGTTTTAAGGCCCCCTCGCACTGCACGAGTCAGCGCAAGCCCTTCCTTGTCAGGGTCGATCATCGGCAGCGGTGGGGCGGTCCACTCGACACCAGGCGACGTAGCCCACCCATTGAGGGCTCCGATGGCTTCCATCGCCCAGCGCCAGACCGGATCTAGCAGCTGAGGGATTACGATAAATTCACGCCATGCTGATACGTTAGCCTGGTGAGAGATCCTCGCGAGACGCGCTGAGCTGAAATTGACCTTACTGTAGTCCTGCGTCATCTCCTCGTAAGTAACGCCGAGTGAGGCTGCGATCCGGCGTAACGTCGTTTCGGAGAATCCGCCGTGATTGGCCATCGATGGCGGGGTCGCGAATGTGACGTCCTTGCCAGGCGGCAGATATTGGAGCTGCCCTGGCTCCAGCCCGTCGAGCTCGTCGTCGTCTGGGTCTGTGTCTCCGAGGCGCGCAGCCTGCCCCTCGACGTCGCGTACGAAGCCAGCGAACAGCGCAGCGACCTTTTGCTGCATCAGGACGGCGTCGTCGTAGTCGTCGAAGTCCTGAAGCTTGGCCATCGCCACCGCCAGCCACGGCACGCCACGACCCTGGCCAGCTCGCTCGACGTCATAAATGTGAAGCACCTCTGACGCTGGCACTCGTCGAGACTCGAAACGCGGGCTGTATGACCCCAGTGACAGCGCGCCTGGATGATACGTGTAGAGCCAATAGGCGACGCGCCGACCTCGAGCGTCGTACTCGACGCCCTTTATTATCGGCCCGCCTGCAGAGCCAGTTACGCCGTCCTGGCTCAGGTCGAGGTAGTCAGGCTCAAGCACTCTCAGACGGAATGGGATCCCGAGAGCCTCGTCGCTGGTGGATCTCTGTCGCGTGACGATACACTCGCCTGATTCGACGACTGTGCGCATCACGAGACGCTGCAGCCCACCGAAATTGACGCGCCCGTCGTAGTCACAATCTGTGCCTCGAGACCAGTCTCGCCACGTGCGCTGAGCTATCGCCGCGTTTCTTCCGAGCGCTTTTGCCGTGATTCCAGTGCGAATCACGTTGTTTGTGATGACCTGGAGTGATCTTCGAGCCCAGCCGTTATTTCTGACGAGGTCCCTGCATCGCGATCGCATCAGCACGAGACCGCCAGCGAGGGCAGCGTTTGCGTCAGTGTTTTTCCCCTGCCAGCCAGCTGTCCTACGCGTCTTGCTGGCGGCGTCGTAATGACGGGCAAGAGTGATCGCGGCGGCGCGTGCGTGCAGTCGACGCATCCCCCAGTCGGGCGCGAGAGAGAGCAAAAGGCGGTCCCACGGGGTCACGCGAAAGTCGCCGGCGACTGCGCTGCGACTGACAGTCAGGCTCTTAGTCACCGGAATCCTTTGCTATGCTTCACTCGTCGGAATGAAGTCGCCCCAGTCACAGACGATCGCATCGATGCAAGTGCAGCTCGCATCGACTCCATGCTCTGGTAGGTCACCGTTCGTCTGACGCCGCCGCTCTCATAGGTCACTGAGAGCACGCCCTCAGCTATTGCCGCCTCGAGTCTGTCGATGTCTGACTGCGACCACGCCATCGCAGCAAAGTGCGATCACCTGCATAGGCAACGTGTCAAGGCGTTGCGCCTACTCGCGACAGACGCAAAATGGGCGCTAGGCCACCGTGAAAGCCTAGCGCCCAACCGGGTTTCCCAGCAAAGGGAAGGGAGGACCCTTAGTATCGACGAGCGCAAGCTGATGTCAAGCTAGCGGCTGAGCCATCCGCTTTTTTTCACCCGCTGGCGCTTCCTGCCAGCAGTCCCAGTGCTCGCAGCAGCGCGAGGCTGATCCTCGATGACCCTGTCGATCCCCTGGTGTGCAGCCGCCGCTCGTGCCAGGACCCTGGTGTCGAGCCAGTGATTTTCCTCGCCGGGCCTGACGCGCCACCCAAAGCGCACATGCCCTTTGCGCGTTGCGATCTTGACCTTGTGCTCGCCAGTCAGC